CGTTCCGTCCTCCTTGTAACCGAAGTTGCTGCCCCAGTTTCTCAAATAGTCCCCGTACATGTACTGCAGGAAATTCATTTTAAATCTCTCATTCATCACTACCGCGAGCTGGTATAATTTTCCCGCTGCCACGTTGAGTAAGATTCTTCTCGAATCCGCCGGGTACAGTGTCAGCTCCTCCCCGGTCAGTTCCTCATATCTCGCCTCATAGTCCGCGATCATTTCCCCGAGGATGGAATCAAAAGTTATTTCTTCCTCCTCCAGCAAATCAATCTGCGGCATATTGTCGAGTACGTCCGTCCTAGCCATAAGCAATCACCATCCTTACTTCATTTTCATCGTTCCACTGCACTTCCGACACCTCTGCGCGGTCTTCCCACTTTTCGCATTGGGTAATGACCTCCGTCGCGTACTCATTTCTTGATATCTGTGACGCGTTTTCCGGCGGATATCCCCGTATTCCCATGTCGCGGATGTACGGTGCCGTCCCATATGGCGTGCTCGCGATCGTCCCGATGCTGTCCTCGATGGCATCCCGTTCCGTCTCCGTCAGGGTCTTTATGCCCTCCTCATAATCAAACGTCATGTGCCCTCCTTACTTTGGAATTGTCAGAACCTGTCCCACATAAATCAGGTTCGGGTTCTTGATCTTATCCTTATTGGCATTGTAGATTTTGGTATACATGGAGCCTTTCCCGTAGTACTTCTTGGCGATATTCCACAGGCAGTCTCCCTTGACCACGGTATACGTCGTCGACGTCGTCTCCTTGACCTTGCTCTTTGCCGCATCTTTTGACGTGGCGGCTTTTTTCTTCGTGGTCGTGTTCTTCTTTTTTGTGCTCTTTGCGGTCTTGTTCGGGTACTCTTTCAGCGTCAGTGAAAATCCGATGGCAACCGGGCGTCCGTCCGCATAGATGGTCTTGTATGTCTCCTCGATAGACGTGATCACAAACGGATTCTTCCCGACCTTCTTCCCGCCGATGACAAACTGTGCCGCCGTCCCTTTTGACTTCGCCGTATACAGTTTCTTCTCCACGGCAAGTGGTTTCACGCCATACGCCGCGCTCGCCTCGATGGTGAGTGACAGTTCGTCCAGCCCGTCCGCGCCAAATTCCAGATACGCCTTCTTCCCGTTCCTCTCATGCTCCGAGTAGGTCGCGCTTCCGCTCCGCGTCAGGTCGTGGAACGACAGTACTTTATTCTTCTTTTTTACCGTCTTGCAATAAAAGCTGACGTCTCCGTATGTTCCAACGCTTGCCATATCCTACCTCCACATCTTTCCAAGGATAACGCCCTTTCCGGGCTGCCCGTCTTCTTCCTCAATGAGCGCCGCGACCATATCCCCCGGCTCCGGGAGCGTGGTCACGGTCGCCAGTATCGGAACTTTCCGGAAGACCTGATTTTCCCGCTCCGGAATCGCCACATCCGCCGTCCGCTTCGCGCTCTGGACAGACGATATTTTTGCATAAAATAAACGTGCCATGTTCCCTCCTAGAAATTCGTAACCGTAAGGTGTGCCGTAATGGTTACGGTGTACTTCCCGCCGGACTTCGAGTGTGTCACCGTATCCGCAAAATACTTCCCGTCCAGCTCCCCGAATCCCGATAATTTAAAACACTCCGCCGCCGCATACTTCGCGCTTCCCATCAGCTTTAGTGTCACCGTCTGACTGTTCCTGCGGTTTTCCCTTAGTTTCGCCTTTGCTTTCTTCTCCGCATCGCTTAGGGATTCCGCCTTCGTCGTGATATACATCTGCCGTTTCCCGGATTCCCCGGGTGCCGTGTACTCGTAGGTGAGCGTATCGCCGCTTCCGTTCGTGTACTGGATTTTCACGCTGTCGTAACGGTCTGTCACCTGTCTTGTGATGCTGTACGCGCCGCTTCCTCCGAGGTCTGTCCGCTTGATGGTATACTTCGCGTCCTTCTTCTCGTATTTGGTCTTGTCATACGCGACAATCTTCTTGTTGTACAGCTTCATCCCGATGTCGTACTCGCTGCACTGTGAATACGCAAACGAAAGGTCTGTCTTTCCTGTCTGCTTTGCCTCGTCGATGCTGACATCGGTTGCATCAAAGGAAAGCTCGATTCCCGCATTTTTCGCGATATCGCTTAATATGGTCTTGAGTGTTGTCTTGCTCCACGTCTTATTTTTCTGCCGGACGGAAAAATTGTTGTTCGTCGGCATCGAGATTCCCGATAAAGACAGCGTCTCCGGGAATCCGGAAAAGGAAAGGGAATCGACGGAAAACGAACCGCAGTACAGTTTCCCGTCCTTCTTGTCCGCCGCCCACTCCGATGTCTGAATCCACGCCTTGAACGTGTCCTTGTCCGACGGGAAATAGCCGTTCATCCACTTCTGCGTCTGGTTATTGAGCGTGACCGTCACCGTGTCCGCGCTTCCGTCCGCATTGTCTTTCCATGAAAAAGATTCGCTGTCATCCGATATCGTGTCCGTCGCGTCCACGCCATTGTATTTGACGATCAGCTTCGACCGCATTGCCTCCATGGTTCCCTCCTGTTGCACCGGTGCAACTTTTCAACTGCTGCCCTTTGCTGCTTTTTGGCAGCGCCGCACTTCCGTTTGTTACTCCGTATCTCTCCAAGGGGCGACGTCATTCTCCGTTTCTTGCTCGTCCAGCTCCGGGCACCACACCTGCACCCCTGCGGAGAAGATGTATTCCTCCATGATGGTCCGGTTCTCCTCCGCATTGAGCAGTAATTCCACCTGCGTTTCATCGCCGTACACCTTCCACGCGATATAATCCCACATATCGCCCTGCTTCGTTGTGTAATAATATCCGCCCATGATTCCTCCTTAAGCAAACGACACGCGGTTATTCTCGCGCTGGATATCCGTAAGCATTGCCCGCAGGTCATCAAGCCCCATGGAAATTCCCTGCCGTACTTCCTCTGCCGAGGCGTTCCCGCTTATATTCACGTTCGGCTTGTACTCGATTTGCATTGTGCTTCCGTAGTTTGACGCCTTGCTCATGCCGGCAAGTGCCGCCTCATCCCTGCTCGTTCCTCCGAACATCCCAAGGATTTCGCCCGACTGCATCCACAAACTCTTCGCCCTCGCCGAACCGTCCAGCGGCACCGCCGCCTCCGGTCCTTCCTCCGCAAACGTCGTGATGATCGGTCTGTCATAAATGCCGCCCGCCGCGTTGTGGTACATTTTGTCCATGACTCTTTGCTTTTGTGATGTGGAAGTCTCGTTGGTTATCGTCGACTGCTTTTGCTTTGCCTTTTCATATACGGACTGCCTTTCTATTTCCGACAGGTCGAATCTGGAGCTGACTTCGGTATAGTTAATCTTTGCCGTAACGTCCACATCCGCCTCTGCCACGATGGGATTGTCCTTGATCTGCGTCTTCAGGTCTTCTCCCATCTCCTGATAACGGTCGAATACTTCCACCTCGATTGCCGCCGCAGTCTCTGTGCTGAACAGATTCTCCGGATTCAGTCCCAGATTCCCGATAAAATCAAGTGCATTTTCATTCTGTTCGATAAGTGCTCCGGTATCTTCGAGGATGTTGTAATCGTTCGTCCCTGCCAGTGAAGAGATTTCATCATACACGGAGAGGAAACTTTTGATATTCTCAACGGCTTCCTCGTTTCCTCCTGCTTCCGCCATCAGATCCATTTCCTTGCGCAGCGTCTCGACGATCGGGTCCATTCCCTCCTGCAGGTTCTGGAGTGCTTTCTTCGTGTCCTCGTCTCCGATGAGCTGGTCGATATTCTCGAAGAGTGCGCTCGCCATGGCATCCCATGTCGTTCCTTCCGTGTTAGTCCAAAAACTTTCGTCGATTCCTCCGTTTAAGTACTGCTCGATGACGCTGTTTAATGTGTCCTCGTACTGCCCCATCGCCGTCCCGAGTTCCGGGTACGCCTCTTGGATTGCATCAACAAGGTACTGCCCTGTTTGAAGGTTTGCATCTGCTATGGTCTTGTAGTACGCATCCTCCAGCTCTTTTACATCTTTGTTGTATTGTTCCTGCGTGTATCCTTCCTCGGAACTAAGTCTCATGTTTAGAGCTGCCTTTGCGCTCTCATACGCCTCCAGTGCGGATTGACTTACGGTATCCGCGTAATCCGACAGGTCCGCCTCTAACTGTGTGAAAGAATCTGCATCCATGTCGGTCAACGAGTACTTCAAAGATATCGCATCGAGTTTCGCTCCGCTCTCTGCCGCGCTGACCTTGTCCTGTATCTCCTTAACCGCCGCCAGATACTCCTGCACATACTTGTCCGTATCGATGTCCAAATCCTGCATATCGAGATACTTCAACCGGCTCTGTATCTTCTGTTCGAGCTGGGTGAGCTCACTATCGAGTTCGGAGTAGTATGTGCTGTTCTCGATGTCAATTTCGGATTCATTCCCGGTGAGCAGCGTTGTCGCGACGTGTACCGCATAGCCCTTGTCAACCACATACTGCTGCACCGCATCAACGTAGCTTTGGACATCCGACTTGTACGTATCCTCGTCCATGTCGAATCCCATCTGAATTTTCCAGTCGTCCTTTTCCAGTGTCTCGTACAGCGCGTTCATCTGGCTGAACGTCGAGTCGGATTCCGACAGTGCATCCTCTAACGTCTCCGCGATGGTGATCAGGTCTTCCCCGATAAGCTGTCTTGCGATCTTGTCCGTTTCTTCCATGGACAGTGAGATATTCCCGAAGTGCTCCGCAAGGTTCGCCTCCACCGCCGCGCGTTCCGCATCCTCGATGGCTCCCGCTACTGCTCCGATTGCCGTCACCGCAAGCCCCGCGATAGATACTGCTGCCGTCAGCGGATTTGTAAAGAACTCTGCGATTTTGATTCCCGTGAGTGCTATCTTAAGCAGCCCGAATCCGACCGCAAAACCTTTCAGTGCCCCGACAACTGCACTCCGGTTCTTAATGATCCATTGTCCCGCCGCAATGCCGTTGTCCCACAGCCATACGATACCGTCGCCCAAGTCTTCCAGCGCGTCCGCAAATTCGCCCTTGTGCGCCTCCGCGAATGCCACGATGGAATCCGTCGCCTCCGGCAGCTTGTCCGCAAGCCAGCCGACAAATTCCTTCGCATCGTCGGAGAACACGTCCACGACCTGAATCTGCATATCCTCTACGGCAGACTGTAGCCGCTTCTGGGCATTCTCCAGCGTGTCCGTGGTAATGCCGTACATCGTGTCCAGCGCATTGTTACTGTCTTCGACCTGCCCTTCGAGTGAGTCCCACGCGCTTGTCATGTTGCCTTCCGCGTCCTTGGTCTCATTCACCGCGTCGAGCAGGTACTGCATCTGGGAGTAGTAATGTTTCCCGGCGATTTTCTTAAGGCTTGCCGCCTTCTCCTCGTCCGTCATGTCGGCGTATGCCTCATTGATGAGCTTTAATGACTCCTCCAACCCGATGAAATTTCCGTCATCGTCCCAGATATCCACGCCGAGGTTTCCCAGCTCCTTGATGGTGGTCGCGTTTCCGGCGAGGTTGACCAGTATCGCGTTGAGTGCAGTACCAGCCTCCTCGCCCTTCTTGCCGTTGTTTGCGAGCACGTCCAGCGCCGTGATGGTATCGTCCAAGTCCGCACCTAATACCCTCGATGCACCGCCCGTCTTAACGAGTGCCTCCATGAGCTGTTCCGCGCTCGTGTTTGCGTCGTTGTTGCTCTCGATGAGCTTGTCGAGGTACATATCGAGGTCGTCCACCCCGATTCCCAGCGCACTCATGGAGTCCGTCACAAGGTCGCTCGTGGTCTGTAACTCTGCTCCGGTTGCCGCCGCCAGTTGCAGGATTGGTGTCAGTCCGCTGATGGAATCTTCCACGCTCCATCCGGCAAGCGACATATACTCCAGCGCGCTTGCCGCTTCTTCCGCCGTGTAGATGGTGCTCCGTCCTGCGGACAGCGCCGCCTCTTCCATGGCTTCAAACTGTACCGCGTTCGCTCCGGAGATGGACTGTACCGTTGCCATCTCCTGTTCGAATCCTGTGTACGTGTCGACCGCCTGCGAGAGCGCGTAGGTCGCCGTTCCAGCCGCCGCAGCTACGCCCGCGGCAATTCCTGCCACGATTTTATTCGCGACCGAATTGACGCTTTCCAGTCCCTGCTCCGCCTTCTTAAGTGTGGTCTTCCAGCTCGGTGATGTCTTCGCGCCGAGCCTTACCTGTAATTCATACGTTGTCGATTTACTTGCCATGGTTCCTTCTCTCCTCGTCCATCTCCATGATCTCGTCCACCAGTTCCAGTAACGAATCCATCGGGATGTTCATCAGGTATTCGATGGAAGTGTTCAGCCGCACCGCCACCCGCACCGCCGTCTTCTTTAAATTCGCCGCGAGGTCATCCCCCGCTCCTAGTACAAAAAATAGATGGCGATTCTCGACGTGATTGCCTGCTGGTCCTTCCATTTCAGGAAATTGAAAAACTCGATTGGCAAATTCGTCACCCTCATAGCAATGTGCTTCGTGTAGGTGATGTCGTTATACTTGTTCCTCGGGTGATGGTTCATCTTTGCCATGACGCGGTCGATGTACTCTGCGTCCGCCGTGGTCAGGTCTTCGAGTCCGCTCAAGTCCACGCTCTTGATTTCCTGTCCCCCGAAGTTGTACGTCTTCGACAGGTTAATAACATACGGGAGTTTATCATTGAGTCCCAGCTCCTCGT